TCTTAGGTCTGAGTGTATTTAGAAAAAAATCATATTGCATTTTCTTTGGTAGAAAATGATACTGATTCATTTCATTTGCAAACATAATAGAATCAAGATGTCCAGAGAAAATGCGATTAATAATATATGGGGAATACTCCTTTTCAAGTGAAGGATCTTCATCAATTAAATTCTTTTTTGTCTGGTTAATTGAGTTCAACCAATCTTTCAATTCAGTCATAATAAAAAGTTATAATTAATAACCATTCTTCTAGCATGATGTCTAGGAGAAGCAGATGCATGGTAAGTATCACCAGAAAAGAATACAACTCTTCCTTTCTTAGGTTCTATCTCTTCTACAATTTTTCCATTAGAAAAAATTCTAGTTGGTCCATCACTATCCATGACATAATATAGCATAGTATAGTGATTAAAAGGAAGGTCTGTATGGGGAAGATTATGCAATCCAGATGTTTGATTTTTTAAGAACATAGATGCTCTTATTCTGAATAATTTATTAACTAAAACTCCTTTCTTATACTTGTCAAGTGCTTCCAATAAGATTGGATATACAAGAGCATAATATTCTGACTTTTTAGTCTCAGCAAAAATTATATGACTAAATCCAGAATTAGTATCATTTAATTCTGGATTCTTATCTGTTATATGTTCATTATAATACCAAGATGAATATGAACTACAAAAATCATTCTCAACTACATTCTGATATCCCTTGGATATAGCATCATCAATTATGGTCAATTTCATAATGCAGGTCGTTTTATTTTATCATCTTTTAATGTAATAATTATGCGATTATTTTCATAATCTGCACTAAATTCTAAATCTACATCATGAGGCCACATCAACTCCTCATAGAGTGCATTTAGCCTCTCCATATCCTCATAGAGGTCATTTACATGTTCTTCGCTCATCGGATAATTTGGATGTTGTTGTCTTCTGTCCAGAGTTCGACTTTATCTCTGAATCTATCGTCTTGTTTAAGTTTCTCATATCTCTTGGTTGCTTTACGCTTCCACCAAGAAATAATATTCTCTAAATGAAACTTATCCCAGTTCTGACCTTGTACTAATTTATCATCCTGACCAAGTAGAACTTCACGAATGTTAGCATACCCATAATCAGAAATATAAAATCTCTTCTTTTGAGTGAGTCCGAAAGCCATATCTATGACAGAATTAAACTTCTCTAATTTCTCAGTCTTACCATACTCCTTAAGAGAATTTTTGATCCAGGCAATCATCTTAGTCTGTCTCTTCATCTTCTTAGAAGATGCTCTATTGTCGGTAAGAGGTTGATTATCATTCAGTCTAGTAAAATGATCATGAAGTTTATGAAAGACATCTGCATGAAGCAGAGGAAGGAATTTACTTTCAGTTAGACCTTTATACCTCATAAAAGGTTTTAACCCATCATACTGAGATGCAGAGGTAGTAGAACCATAGAGTGATGTAGTCTCAAATAAACCAATCTCTTTTTCAAACACTTCATTAAGAGTCTCTCTAGCAAAATGAGAAACACATAAAAGTGCCAAAAGTTTTCCACCCAAATAATTATATCCAAAGGGTTGTGATGGAACTATTACAAATCCCATAACAGCATGACGATTGAATATGGAAAGATTAGGTTGATGACCTAACCAAAGGTTTCTAGGTTTAGAATTAATCGTAGGAGAGCCAAAACGAATAAATCCCAATACCTGTTGAGATTGTTTTTCATAAACCATCCAGCGAAGTTCTCTACCTGGTATATTACTTTCATTGTTATGTGATGATACTGCTTGTAAGAGGTTTACATAATGTTCCTGTGGTAGTGAATTTTGAAAACGCTTACCAACAAACTTAATATCAAATTCCATCTCTTCTGGATGGATATCTTCATTAAAAAATTCATCCTTTAATGAAGTTAAAGGATTTTCTTCAGCAACTATTTCTCTCTTCACATATCTAAGATAGTCCTCAATAGAAGTAAAGTGTTCGAAATAGTCAATAAATTCATCGGCAGCCCATTCGGCATCAGCCTCAGGAATAATCATAATCAAAACTCAATTGAATTGAATTATCAAAATTAATATAGGTAGGTTGATGAAGACTACAATATTCATTAAAAGTTATCTTCATTTCCTTTACACTGAGATTACAATGCTTTGCTGCCTGTGGAACATTCCATTTAGCACAGAACAACATCTCCATTGCTTCTCTAGTTTCTGGTCTCACAGGGCATCCATATCACCACCATGTCGTGGTTTATGATGTTTCATTCCATCATGATTACCATCATTAGGCAATTTACCTGTCATCAAATAATCAACGGTATCTTTACATCCTCTAAGATAATGCAATTGCTCATTTAATTCAACCCATGCATCACATCCCTCTGTTAGGACATCTCTTTTTGCTTGAACCTGAGCAGTTCTTTTAGTAAACCGTTCAAACAGTTGTTCGTAATTTTCTGTCTGTTTCATTTTAATAAAACCTAGTAGGGTTATCTTTTTGTGATTCTATCTCAACAACAATAGCATCCATTATACGATTAAAAGATCTTGACATCTGACGATATCCAGAACCAACATACATTTGTCCAGCAAATACTGATACAGTTGCAGCACCCCAGAAGATATAATACCATCTGGATTTAACTTGATGCCTCTTTTTCTTTTTTTCTGATTTAGTCATTTTTTTCATCATGTGGTTCATATTCAGAAGGTGCAGTATCCTCCCACTGTGGAGATTCTTTTTCCCAAGGTCTTTGGTGAGAAAGATTCATCCACTTTCTTATTATATCATATATTTTCTTCATTTGAACTCACACTCCACCATAATTTCTGTAAGACATGCCAACATATTTATTTCTTGATCGGCAACGAAGGCTCCTTGATACTGATACTTAGCAATAATGAGAACAGCAGCAGGAATAGAATTATTGGTGAGAGCTTGAGAAAGACTATCATAAATACGACGAAAAAGTACAGCAGTATCATTGTCCATATTATGGACACACCATTTACGTACTTCCGCAAAGTTCTTCTGTTTAAGATTTTTAATGAGATCATCGACGGCAACATCCGAGAATGCAGCTAATATACCACTATCTATCTTTCCTGCAACAGAATATCTTTGACATTCATTAAGAACTCTTCTCCAATCAGGAAAATGTTTATTAATTAATTCTACCAGTACCTTTTTGTCAGCTTCAATCCTTTCTTTGTCCAAGATAAAATTGAGTCTTTGGAAGAAATTAGCAGCGATCTGTTGCTTCTCCTTTCCTCTAATAGAAAAGTCAACGACAGCACATCTTGAATGGAGGGGTTCGAGGATCTTATTTTTATAGTTGCAAGTGAAAATAAATCTACAATTCCCTGCAAACTCTTCGATGAATGCCCTGAGTAAGAGTTGTACATCATTGCCTGTGTTGTCTGCTTCATCAATGATGATGACCTTGTGCTTCGCCTCCGACGAGAGAGAGACTGTTGATGCAAAGTTTTTTGCGTTATTCCTGACTGTATCAAGGAATCTTCCTTCATCGGATCCGTTAATGACATAGAAGTCTACTCCCAGCTCATTGCACAATGCTTTTGCAACAGTGGTCTTTCCTATACCTGGAGGACCAGCAAGAAGCATATTAGGTATTTCTCCTTTATTTAGAAACTCCCTAAAGGTTTTTTTAATACTCTCAGGAAGAATGCAATCTTCAATTGTTTGGGGTCTGTATTTTTCAACCCATATAAAATCACTCATTTACTTTTAGAACGATTGAGTAAAGTAATAAACTTATCTGCTGCCCATGTTCCTGCAATACAAACTTCTATATCGTCTCCATCTTCCCAGATGGGTGTACCATCCTTCTTACGCATATCCAATGCCTTTTCCAAGTCATCAATAATCTTCTGTGTGATTTTCATTACTCAAAAGTTGAATCGGGTTCAAGGGCAATAAAATATTCTAAATCATGATCATGATTAGTAAATCTTGATAATAACTTAGAAGATACTGTCACATTATAAGTTGTTGGAATAATTTTAATATTCTCAACTTTAAAGTTAAAAGTAAATTCCCTATCAGTCTCACCAACTACAATAGCAAATTCATTAGAAGTATCATTCTTCTTATCACGAACAACCAGTTTAACAACACCAGCTTCACCAACCGCAGATAAATCAGGAAGTTGATATACTGCTGCAGCCTTCAATAATTTTTCTAATGAAGTACTATCCAACTGGAAATTAACATCTTCAGATGGTAATGTTATTTCTTTCTCAGGTGGAGAAATAATTACCTGTGGATCCGCAAAGAAATACTTAACTCTCCTTTTACCCTCACGAATAGTTAGATAAGAATTTTCAGTAAAATCCATTTGAGGATCTTGATGCAATCCCAATCCATTCAAGAATTGATTCAAATCATAAATTGCAAAGTCTCTGGGAAATTCTTCTTCTATACGTGCTTCTGCAAGAATATTCTTGGCAACAGAAATAGTGCGAAGAGTATTCCCTTTCTTTACAAGAATTGAATTATTAATTCCAGCAAAATTCTTCAGAATAGTTAGAGTTTTGTCAGATAGATTCATAGTTTTGTCTCTAAGTTTCATAATTAAGGCATTGTGTGATCAATGTTACCAGTCGTTATTGATGGTTTACCATAATGATCATCAAAATGTAACAATAGCATAGCATAATGTATGACTTTCATCAAGTCTTTTTTATTCTTACCATCTTTACTACCGTAACGACTACCATATTTTAAAATATTTGATTGGCAAAAAGATGATGCAAGTGATCTTGCTGCCATCAAATCTATGGTCTGAACATTTCGATACTCATGGGTATCACCAGTATAATGTCCCCTATAAGTAGAAGATACATAATTTTCAATATCCTTCAGAATTTCTTCTTCATGATATTTGTAATAATGTGCTGTCATTGTTTTGTTTTCTAATTCCTTTAATTGTTCTTTATGAAACTCTTGTGTCCACCCATCATTGTATGGTGAATGGGCATTTGAGAAATGATGAGCCGCATTGTCATCGTTGGTTGCCATATAATTTTGTTCATATGGATAACCATCATCAATTAATTTCTCTTCATCTTTAGGTCCAAACATCTCATCATAAAGCAAACTCCATGCATTAACCATTATATCAGTTCCCCTCCTGACCGTCAAGTTGAAAATCAGCATCTACCTTATCATATAATTCTAGGAAAGATTGCTTAGTCTCATCATCAAAACGATTCACACATACCTGTATTGCCTTTGCTTTATTAGCAAAAATACTATATGCACGAATAATATGAACTAAACGTCTAGTACTGACGATCTCTTCAATACCACCATCATAAAATGTTTTACGAATAATATCTGCCCAATCTACAAGTCTCTTACAAAAATCTTTATCATCTACACCAACTGCATCAGCAACATTAAGAAGAATCTTCTGTTCAGAACTAGGAGCAGGATAATCCTGTTCAAATGTTACAGGGAATCTCTCAAGGAAGGCTTCATTGAGCACGTTAGTTCCAATAAATCTTCCATCATCTGAACCTTTACCTTTAGTGTTTGCGGTTGCGATGATGTTGAACCCCTTCGCTGGTTTGACGAATCTTCCAATTTTTTTAAGGAAAACTCCTTTACCCTCAAGGATGGACTGGAGGCAGAGGATTTTGTTACTGGCAAGGTCGATCTCGTCAAGGAGCAAGACAGCTCCTCTGTTGAGAGCTTGAATAACTGGTCCGTCGTGCCAGAC